ACAAAGCGGAATTGCGTGCCATTACCCGTTCTTTCAAAGCAATGGACGATGAAGCGATTTCCCAAGCCAAAGAAAAGTCATCAGCGTTGGCCGATTATGTCCGAACAAATATCATTTCAGCCGCGGGCAGCCGCACCCGTAACCGCATTGACAATAAGGTTGCTGAAGGTTCAAAGGTTTCTAAGTCTTCCAAAATTGGTGAAATTTCATTTGGTTTTGCTGGTCAGAAACTAAGCGGCGGTGGCACAACGCAACAACTTTGGGGCGGTGTTGAATTTGGTTCAAATAAATACAAGCAATTTCCAGTGTGGTCAGGTCGTGAAGGTCGCGGCTCCCGCGGCTGGTTTATTTATCCAACATTGAGAAGCCTTCAGCCTGAAATTTTAAAACGCTGGGAAGAAGGATTTTCCGACATAGTTAAGAGGTTTGACTAATGGCTGGCAGTCGCACGCTCAAACTTTCCATACTTGGTGACGTTGATAATTTAACTAAATCCCTCAAAACGGCTTCAACTGACGTTGATTCTTTTGGTGATAAAATAGGCAAAGTTGGGAAAGTCATTGGTGCTGCATTTGTGGCGGCTGCCGCCGCTGCTGGAGCCTATGCGGTAAAAATCGGCATTGACGGTGTAAAAGCTGCATTGGAAGATGAAAAAGCCCAAAGAATTCTTGCGTTAACTTTAGAAAACACAACAGGTGCGACAAACGCTCAAATCGCGGCCGTTGAAACTTACATAACCAAAATGGCATTGGCCACGGGTGTAACTGACGATGAATTGCGTCCAGCCTTATCCCGCCTAGTTAGGTCAACAAAAGACACTGAAGAAGCACAAAAACTTTTGTCTTTAGCCCTAGACATTAGCAGCGCAACTGGCAAACCCTTAGAAGCAATTGCAAACAGTTTAGGCAAAGCCTATGACGGGAACACAAATGCTTTAGGCAAATTGGGCTTGGGCATTGACCAATCCATTTTAAAAACAAAAGATTTCAACAAAGTTTATGAGACATTGCGCGGGTCATTTGCAGGATTTGCCGCACAAGAAGCCAACACCTTTCAAGGCCGTTTAGACCGTTTGAATGTGGCATTTGATGAAGCCAAAGAAACAATTGGTTTTGCTTTATTGCCGGTATTGGAAAAACTAATCACTTTTATCAACGACAATGCCTTGCCAATTATCAACCTATTGGCTGACGGTTTTAGTCTTACAAGCAGCAATGGTTTTGGAAAAGCCGTTAATGATGTGGCGGGAGTAATAAAATCATTTGCGTTGCCAATTTTTGAAAGCATGAAATCTACATTTGATAAAATTAAAGCAACAATTGCTGAAAACAAAGATGAATTTCAATCCTTTTTTAACGTCATTAAATATGCTGCACCCATTATTGGAAACGTTATTGGTACGGCATTTAATTTAATTGGTTCGATTGCTAACGTGGTTTTAAACATCATGGCAAATGTGATTGGTGCGTTGGAAGGTTTAGTCAATAAAGCAATTGAATTGATTAACCTTGCAATTCGCGGATTCAATCTTTTAAAGCCAGGTGAAGATATTCCTTTTATTCCAAAAGTTGGTGGAAGTAAATCAGACCCTAAAAAATCAGGCACACCAGATGCAATTTCAAATGCTGCAAAAAATGCGGCTGCCGCCGCTGGGGGAATCAGTCTTGATAAAAGCACTGGTGGTATCACAATTGCAGGAACATCAGGAACATCAGGAACATCAGGAACATCAGGAACAACAGGTGTTGCAGCCGTTGCCGCAAAGGCAGCCAAAGCAATCACAGACATTGCAGGCGCATTTGATAATTTTACAAGTGGAACAACAACACTTGCAGGAATTGAAGCGGCTTCCAATCGAGGATTCCCATTTGGGACATCAGGCGTCAACACAAGTTCACTTGCTGGAATTATGGCCGCATCAGCCCAATCAGCCGCACCAACAATTAACGTCACAATCAATGGCGCAATGGACAAAGAGGGGACTGCCCGCGAATTTGTTGAATTGCTTAATTCTTCATTTTATCGTGGCACGGGTGGGGCAGGAAGCCTGGTGGGTGTATGACCCAATGGAACCCCATTTGGAATGTTGAAATTGACGGTGTTTCCTACACCAGTGCAATTCTTGCTAATTTAACCATTCGTAGCGGTCGAACAAACATTTACGAACAAGCCCAAGCGGGTTATATCAACCTTCAGTTGATTGACATCAATCAAACAACAATCCCCGTTTCAATCAATTCCAGCATTTCCGTTCAAATCAAAGATTCAACAGGGACATTTGTTGCAATCTTTGGTGGCAATGTTGTTGACATTGGCTTGGAAGTGCGGGACGTAGGTTCAACTAGTTTTACTCAGACTTATACAATCATTGCTTTAGGTGCATTGGCTAGGCTTCCAAAAGCATTGACAGAAGGCGTATTGCCAAAAGAATTTGACGGCGACCAAATTTATGACATTTTAAAAGAGGTTTTGTTTTCAACTTGGGCTGAAGTTGCGGGCGTTCAAAATTGGGCAACTTATGACCCGACCGTTACTTGGGCGAACGCTGAAAACAACGGCTTGGGAGAGATTGACCGTCCTGGCAATTATGAATTGGCAGCGCGTTCATCGAGCATTACTGACGTTTATTCATTGGTTTCAGCACTAGCCACAAGTGGCTTGGGTTACATCAGCGAAGATTCACTTGGACGAATTGCCTATGCAGATTCGACACACCGCACTCAATACCTAGCCGCAAATGGTTATGTTGATTTGACTGCCAATGAAGCCAGGGCAGCAGGTTTGCGAATTGCCACGCGTGCGGGTGACGTGCGCAACACATTAACAATTAAATATGGCGCAACTTCTAGCAGTGAAGAATCAGCAAGTGACACCGCTTCAATTTCAACCTATGGCCAATTAAGCCAAATCATTACGACCACACTTCACAATTCGGCTGATGCCTTAGACCAAGCGGAATTTTATTTGTCATTGCGCGCCCAACCATTTCCAATCTTTAGTGACATTACCTACGACCTAACCAACTCAGAAATTGACGATTCCGACCGTGACAATTTGTTGGGCGTATTTATGGGAATGCCAGTGGCATTGGTTGATTTACCAGCCAACATGAATTCAGGTGTTTTCCAGGGGTTTGTCGAAGGTTGGTCATTTCAAGCCAGTTACAATCAAGTTTCCGTGAGCCTATTGATGACACCGTTGGCTTATAGCCTTCAGGCAATGCGCTGGCAGGACGTTCCAATTACTGAAACATGGTCAAGCGTGTCGCCGACACTTGACTGGGAAAATGCAACAATTGTTGCCTGATAAGGAGAAAACATGACAAACCCAACGTCCAATTTTGGTTGGCAAATGCCAACTGCCACAGATTTGGTCACTGACCTTCCCGCCGATTTTGCCGTTTTTGGTCAGGCAGTTGATACTTCAATGTCTGATTTACTTGGTGGCACAACTGGTCAAGTTTTATCAAAAACGTCAAACACCAACATGGACTTTACCTGGGTGACAACTGACGACACCAACGCAATTCAAAATGCAATTGTTGACGCTAAGGGCGATTTAATTGGTGCAACCGCAGCAGACACACCAGCACGCCTTGCAGTTGGCACAAACGGTCAAGTGCTTACTGCTGATTCAACTGCTGCAACTGGACTGGCATGGGCTACACCAGGTGTAACTTTTGCGGGTGTTCGTTGCACAAAGTCAGCCGACCAAAGTATTGCAGCAGTAACTTGGACTGCATTGACATTTGACACCGAAACATTTGACGTCGGCGGTTATCACAGCACTTCATCAAACACTTCACGGATAACCGTTCCAAGCGGAAAAGCAGGTTATTATCTTGTAAATGCGCGTTGGAACTGGGACAACGCCAGCACCGCTGGTTATCGTTTTGGACGGATTATGAAAAATGGTTCGCAGTATAACTACATGGCAGAAGACCCAACGGCAAACCTTTACCGCGTGACCTTGCCAATTCACGACATTATTTATCTTGCGGTTGGTGATTACATAGAGATTGAAGTGTTGCAGAATTCAGGCGGGGCTTTAACTCTTAACGGCAGCAATTATTCAACAGGCGTGACTTCATTTTCAGTCGAATACTTAGGGGCATAAAATGGATTTATTTACAAAATTGGTCAATGCGATTCCAGAATTGACAATAGATGATTTTCACCCGCTAACAGGAACGATTAGTCTTAAAGACGACGGCGACGGAATTCAATACATTACAAAATGGGATTATTCCAAACCAATTCCAAGCACAATGAAAATTGGAAAATGAAGTATCCTGACGGTACAAATGCCAGGTTAATTGAAGTTGCAGCCGCTGAAATCGGCACAATTGAAGAAGGCGATAACCTGACAAAATACGGCAAATTTACAAAGGCTGACGGATTACCGTGGTGCGGTTCTTTCGTTAACTGGTGCGCAGCACAATCAGGCGTCAAGATTCATTCAGTTGTGGGCACTGCAATTGGTGCGCATAAATTTAAAGAAATAAACCGCTGGTCAAATCTGCCGCAGTTGGGTTATTTGGCGTTTATGGATTTTCCACATGACGGCGTTGACAGAATTAGTCACATTGGAATTGTTGTTGGCCTTATGCCTAACAACCAAGTTTTGCTTATTGAAGGAAACACATCAGGAACAGGCGACCAAAGAAACGGTGGCATGGTCATGGTAAAGGTTCGCCATTATGGTGAAGGAAAAGAAGTGGTCGGGTTTGGAATTCCTAAATTCGCACCATACAAGGGTGACTTTCCAACGGTCACCATTCCAACATCGGGAGACAAACCTAAGAAGGAGAAAAAATGGACAAAGCCAAAGCCTTAGCAGCATCATGGGCGCGCTCATTTATGGCAGCAGCACTTGCTTTATACATGGCAGGCGTGCAAGACCCAAAAACACTTGCAATGGCAGGGGTCGCAGCGGTCGCACCAGTAATTTTGCGCTGGTTAAACCCGCAAGACAAGAGTTTCGGGTTAACGGGGAAATAGCCCGAAAACTCACGGCAGCGGCATTGGCTTGGGCACTTGCGCTAATGCTGACTGCTTGTGGGTATCAGGGTTGGACACGTTATGAGTGCCAAGAATATGAAAACTGGTCGAAACCTGAATGCCAAAAACCGCAATGTATCCCTACTGGAACATGCACTGACGACATACTTGGATTCTCAACATCAGAAGCCAACACGCCGCAGAACACCTGAAGATGTCCATGCTCGACTGATTTTAATAATCGGTTCAACGCTTGCGGCCGTGTTTTTAATTGTGACCGTAGGAATTACATACGCGCTCATTTTCGTGACGCAACCAATCGGGGCACAAGCACCTAATGACGCAGCCTTCATTGACCTATTGAAAACATTGGCCATTTTCTTGACTGGTTCTTTAGGCGGTGTCCTGGCTGGAAACGGGCTGAAATCAAAGCCAAAGTCAGGTGACACGCCGACAAACACGCCAGGTTCTTGATTTGGCGTGGCTAATGCGTCACTCTAAGTTTAGGTGGTAGTCCTTACCACCAAGAATCGGGAGAATTCAAAATGGTAGTTGACTTATTAGACCCGCAGACTTTGCGGGCTTTATTCCTAATCGGCGTGCTTTGCACTTTGGCAGCGGCACTGGGTTATTCAATGGGGCATAAAGAAGGCAGCCGCGAGGGTTACACACGGGGGCGCGCTATCAGTCGCCACATTTCAGCAGTCAAAAGGTCGGTGAAATAATGGGGTTCCTTGATAATTATGAGGGCGTGGCCGAACGCATTCAGCGTTTTTGGGCAACCAATCCGAACGGCTCAATTCAAACCGCAATTGTGGACTTTAATGCGGAAAAAGGATATGTGCTTGTTCAATGCACAATTTATCGTGATTTGAATGACAGTAAGCCCGCTGGTGTTGATTATGCTTATGGATATATTGCCGCATTTAATCCCAACATGCGCCGCTGGTTTTGTGAAGATACGACCACAAGCGCAATTGGACGTTGCATCGGTCTTGTTTTAGGTGCAGACACCAGGGCAACTAAGGAAAACATGAACCAGGTTGAACGGCTG